AGCGGCTCAAACACAACAATCTCAACAAACACAGGTATAGAAGAGGTTCACCTAATTGATAACGGTGCCAATAACGTTACCATCACAATACCAGCCGCCTCTACTGTTGGAGCGGGCTACAAGTATCAAGTCAAACGCCTTGGCACTGGTACGGTATCAGTCGCGCCAAGTAGCGGAACAATTGACGCGGCTGCTAGCTTCTCCCTGGCTAGTCAATATGACTCGGTGACACTGTTAAGTGACAACTCAAATTATCATATAATTTAAGCGGAGGTGATATGACATACGCTAAAGGAGCAAATGAGACAAAAGCTCTTAAAGTCGCCTATATACGTTGGAGCGGCACCGCTAGTCTAAATACATATATGACCTTCACGGTTGATCAAGAGTTGCCATCTTCGTTTATTACATCACTGACACAAACGAACACTGAGATCAATCTACCTGTCGGTCACTACTTCGCTCAAGCCTACATTGATTATACTCGGTCGAGCACAAACGATAATAACCAATTCGGTTGGTTTGTGGACGGTACACTTAGTGGTCATTATGGCTCATCTGACTATTATCATGCTAACACTTGTGATGTAGCAGAGACTGCATTTACCCTAGAATCAGCAGGGGCGTTAAGACTGAAAATTACTGGGGTTAATGGGTCAGCTGCATCCTTAAATGATCCTCATTGTGTGGCAATCATCTGGAGGACCGACAAATGACCTTTGTACATAAGACTGTGTCTCACTCTCCATTCACCACATCAACTGCATACAACGGTTATGGTGCAACAGCATTTAATGAGCCTTGGATCACGGTCACAGGTACCACACCACCTACCGCAACGCTAACAGGTGACGCGATAGGCATGACAGGCTTCTCAGCAAGCTCTGCATCTGGTCGAATATGGTTTACAAACTCTGATTATTTAGAACAGTCAGCTAGTGCTTACTATACATCTTTTCAGGTGTATGTGGCCTCGATTGATGAGTGTATCGCTAGCGGTAGTTCATTCTCACATTCTAGAGTCTCCACCCCAGCCGCGGACACAGCTAATTCTAGGACTAATATTTTTAGGACAGGGTTCTGACATGACATTCATTAGCGGCCTAGAAGATAATGTAGCTGTCAACTTTGATTCTGTGACAGTCCTATACAATACATCTAATGATATTGCGTGCAGTGTTGGCACTGTGCTGCCCCTAGGGTCTCAGAGGTCACTACATGGGTCAGACACCTATACAGTCTCAAGTGGGGTTATCACGCTTCCCAGTGGTTATAATTACTTGTTACGGGCTGGCGTTGGTGCATACGGGACAACAGTCACAGGTGATTTGATTAGCTATAGATTTTATGACACTGGGGCATCTGCCTACATCGGTAGACGTGGGTGGCTAGCGTGGCAAGAGTCCCCTAAGCTCACATCTGGTGATGAGTACGCTATAGCCTTGGTGGATGCCTCATCCAGTGCTCAGACTGTTGACTTACGCATAACTTCAAAGGTGGGCACTATTACATTAGATGCCACTGCAACTACTTATCAGTATTACTATTACGCGGGACACTCTCGTGTCGAAGTTTGGAAATGGAGCTAAGATGATTACTTTTGACATGCCTAAAGAGACCTTAGTCTATTTGGGCGGTGGTGCTGTTGTGTTAGGGCTCTGGTTAGGTGCTTATGTGTGGGGTATTCACCTGGGCGCTGCACAGGCAACCGACCAACATCAGTTAGAGCTTGCAGACTGCCAAGTGCAGCTTGAAGAAATTAACACTCGGCTTATTGATCTTCAGCTTGAACTCACCAAGTGTAAGAGCATCAGCGCGGGCAAGTGCGCTCTCAATTGTGAGGCTATAGCACAGGAGAGAGTTGACGCGGTACTTCAAGACCTAAAGGAGGTCCAGTGTGCTGACTAGCCTCATGACTTTAACACTGTTCATGACTCCTCTAGTGGTCCCTGAGGATGTCCCTGCTAACGTCATTTATATGGGTGAGCATATCAAGCCCATTAAGGGTGAGCGTTCTAGATGTGAGTCTCTCACAGGGTTCTGTATGACGTTGACTCTTAGAGGTTTTCTGCAAGTTAAAGACGCTGTTCAGAATCAGCCTAACTTGTGCCACCTAGCTGTCGAGGAGAGCGCTAAAGCGTGCCAAACTCAAGCTGAAGCATTGGCTGACCTCGTGAGCTCTCGAGAGATTGAGGACCAACAGATAATAGATGCATATAAGCTAAGACTCACAGCGCTTGAGGGTGACCTTGCTCAAACGTCTACTGAGCGTTTAAGATGGAAGTGGGCAGCTATTGGTGTTAGTTCACTGAGTGTCATCCTTACCACTGTCATCATCATCAAGGATTAAAGCATGGACCTCTCTAACGTTGACTTAGGTATGATCATAGCATTGATAGGGCTTGTCTTTAAGAGTGCTCAAGACAAGGCCAGTCACGCTGAGGAGATGGGGCGCTTAAAACAACAGGTAGCTTCTCTAGAGAGTCGCGGGTCTCGATGGGATCAGCGCTTCAATGATATAGAGAATGACCTCAGTGACATCAAAGCTAGCCTAGCCAGAGTAGAGGCTATCTTATCTCACAGAGAGGCCAGATAAGCGGCTGTGCTAGTTGTTCCAGTCTCTGAGTTACGAGTGAGTGACTCAATAGAGTTATAGGCTATTCTTAGCTGATCTTCTGACATGTGGACCGTGACCTTTACCGCCTCCCAGAAGTCTCGCCTCCCTAGACTTTTACCAATGTTAGAGTCGCTGATGTTCTCTAGTATGGGGAACTCTTCACGCAACTGAGCGAAGATGTGACGATGGTTGGAACTGTCTCGCCACCAACCTTCATCTGTTAGTGTGCTATTTCTCAGCGTTGATGAGAGTAGCCATTTATAGAAGTGCTCGATGCGCTGAGCTTCTGACATGTGGTCAAGACGCACGCCTAGTCTTGAGTTGCACTCGTTAACCTCGTGAAGATCGAGCTTATTAAACACACAGGTATCTTTCATGTTGTTGATAGTCTCAAATCCGTTGATGGGTGTAGGTCTTGAGCAGTGCGTGACTGGTGGGACCCGGTCGCGGTGTGGTTTAACGCGTATGCTCTGGTCCTCAACGCTGATCTCTGGTTGTGGCTGTGGTGGTGGTGTTGGTTGTGGTGCTCTCTGTGGTTGTGGTTGATGTGATGGCTGTGGTGGTCGCTGAGTCTGAGGACGTGAAGATAGGTTGATGTCTTCACCCATGCTCTCTGCTGCTATCATTGCCCGTTCTCTATCGTCCATGTTCTCGTTATCCATGATCTCGTCAATAGAGTAGAACCCTGCAACCACATCAGAGAAATAGTCACGCGCCATCTTCACCCAGCAACGGGCAGTGAGCATAGCCGACGGCATCTTCTTATAGTTAAGCTGGTTAGTATTACCGGCTATAGTAGCATCTTGCCAGTTATACTCAAAGCGCTGGGGAGGTAAATCAGAGGGAAAGTCTGTTCGTTTTACTTCAATGATACAGCGCTCAGCAGATTGCTCAATATATCGGATATACAAGAGTTTTCCAGATTGAAAGACTAGGCTTTTAATGCCTTCTGCTGAAAGGCAGGCTTTACCTCCTTTATAACTTACATAGGTCATGGCAGCGGTGCGTGCTACATCAAAGCCGTATAGGTGGCCAAATGAAACAAACTTTGTATGCACGTTGTCTGGTGATTCACGTCTGGCTTGAGCGACTTCCATAATAAGATGGCGTTTATGATCTTCATTTCTTGGTATGTACATTATCTCTCTCTCTCTCTTCTTAGTGCTGTGGTGGGAATAGTGGCCACGTCTTGGCGCGTTGGATCTGCTGATCATGGTCAGGGTGTGCTGCACACCACTTTGATGCTCGTGTGTAGGTGGGCTCATCTCTGATCAGCATCTGGCCTTGAAATGGGCTCAACCCACGAGTGATCCTCAGAGCGCAATCACGATGTGCATCATGATCAGTGATCGCGCCTAGAATACCGATCAAGGCTAGGATGCTGATGAATGTGATAAAGCATACATGGACCATCATGTCTGATTGCTCTGGTGTGTGCTCTGGCTTCAATGCTCGAATGTATAGCTGTGTTGTCTCTGTGCTCATAATCTCTCTCTCTCTTCTGTTTACCAGCGCACCGGCTGATCTTCTGGCTGTAGGTCTAGATTGTATCCCCCCCAGGCTTGAGTCTCTCCATCATAGACAAGGTTGTTAAGGGCAAGCATCAAGTTTAGATTGTCGTGCTTCTCAAGGAGCTCTCCAACGCTGACCACCTTGGTCACATTGAATAGTGGGCAGCTCACTCTGATCCGTACATCAGCACACACGTTATCAAGATTGTGTAGCTGGTCATTAAAGTCACTAGGCTCAAACACTGAGTGACCTGTGAGTTCGTTGGCGCATCGAACAAGGTTGATGGCTAGATCTCTGTTGGCCCTTCGCTCTCCATTTATGATCTTGCTTAGGTTAGATCTCTGCATGCCGGCACGTTCAGCGAGACTCTTAATAGTCACACCATTGATAAGCAATCTCTTGGTATAATTCATGATGCCTCCAATGCATCTTTTAGTTTAAATGTTCTCAGGAACACTTGACACACAACGTATCAGCTGATACTAATCGTGTCAACATGTTTTCTTAAACTTTTAAGAGAGGAGAGGTAATGAAGCAGCATGAAGCTTTCAAACTGGCCTTGAGAGCGCCCATTAAATACAATCCCGCAAAGATGGTGTTGATGGCGCTTGTAGGTAACAGTGGAAATGGACTGGACTGGGAGACATGGTCTAAGCCTATGTCGATCTCGTATATCTATAAAATGTTCAACGCTGATCACAATCAGTCTTTAAGCCGAGCAACCATTGATAGAGCTATTGCCAGCTTGGTCAAGATGGAGCTCATTAAGAGAGTGGATACAGGACGACCGGACCGAGTCAAGACCATACACCTTAACACTCACAGGCTGAGAGAAATATCAGTCATCACTGAGTCAATGGCACCTCAACCTGAGGTAATGCCTCAACTAAAAGTAGAGAAAGCTGATCAATCTCAGACCTTTGTTGATTCGGCCCTAACTGGTCCATCACATATATATATTAATAGAGCAGTTAGGGCCGAATCGACAAACGCCCAGAATCATTGTGCTTTTCCCTCAGCAGGGATAACTACAACACCTCAATCTGAGGTAATGCCTCAACCTGAGGTAATGCCTCAACCTGAGGTAATGCCTCAACCTGAGGTAATGCCTCAACCTGAGGTAATGCCTCAACCTGAGGTAATGCCTCAACCTGATGACTCACTACATCAACCTGAGGTAACCGACACCTCAACTGGAGGTAACCAACGCCTCAACCTGAGGCACAATACAGTTATCCCTAGTCCTTTAAAGAAAGAAGAAGAAAGTCAGACATCAGATAAGTCCAGTCAGGAGGAAGAGCCCATCTTTAAATTTAGCATTGAAGAGGATGACTCTGATGATGAGGTTGACCCTCAGGTAAGCTGTGAAGATACTAATGAGAAGATTAGATTAAGTTTCTTACCTGCTAAGCCAACACCATCACCGGCTGACCTACATAGATCAGCTATGAGCGACCGGAGAAGAATCGAAGACACCATTTATCGAGCTCAAAACTATAAACCTAATGACCGAAGAAGAGGACCGAGATTATGATTGCCACCACGAGAACACCCCACGGACTCCAAAAGATCGACGTTACACAGTTACTTCAAGCTCTGAGTGAGTTCAAGAAAGCAGCTGCAAAGCACCGAGGTGATAAGAAGTACACACCAAGAGATGAGCATCAATACACTGATCACTCACATCTCACAGCAAGAAACCTTGAGGCAGAAGGCCTGATTGATCACAGCGCTCATACACTCACCTGTAAGCCTATACCTCAATGCGGAGAGTGTCAGGGTGGTTATATTATCACCAGACCATCAGAAGACTCATCACCGAACGCCAAAATTTGTAGACGCTGTGAGGTTCCACGCCAGTGGACAGAGCGACTTAACAAGCTGGAGCTCCCCAGTGACGCCATAGGTATGAGCCTTGATGTGTATGAGCCTGACTCACCTAGGCAGGTTGAGCTGATCAATCAAACTATGCAGTATCTCCAACGCGGATCTGATGGCGCTCCACCATGCACTCTTTTCTATGGGCCTCCTGGGAATGGTAAAACCTCAATCCTCTATGCTCTTGCTCGTGAAGCTTGCCAGCATGGGTGGAAGGTCAAGTACATCAGTCACACTCAGATTATGAGTCAAGTCCAGAGCTCGTGGAATGATCGAAGCAATAAGAATCCCCTTGATGGATGGCTTGAGAAAGTTCAGGTTCTTCTCTTGGATGAGTTCTGTGGGATCGGTGGGAGCGCTCATAAGCAAGGCTGGTGGCTAAAGCAAACTGTTGAGCTTATCGAGCAGATACAGAGTAAGTGGCGAGCTGGTAAGCTAGCTGTGGTGATGACTACTAACGTCTACCCTCAGCAGATGTTTAGAATGTTTGAGTCTAATCCTGCATTTAGGTCTAGGATCATGGGCATGTTTGAGCCTTGTGAGATGGTGGGACGAGATAGAAGAGTTGATAACGTTGACCTGAGTAAATGGGGTTTGTGAGACATTGTACACATTGTACTTGACAACGTGTAAACCTCCTGATTTAATAGCGTCACACTTCTCCTACTTCAACTATTAACCAAATAATAGCTGAGTGTTCACAGTAGGAGCGGTGGGTTGTTAGGTGGTCCCATCTACACGCTACATCATTGCTCCAGAGAGCCTTAGATATCCATCAAAGTTTGGTCGCGGAGAGGATATCTAAGGCTTAAGCTGATGTAGTGTGTAGGTGAGTGATCATTAAGGAGCGCTATGAGTAACTACCGAACAGTCACATGTAGGATAACTGATGATCTGGATAAGATGCTTGATGCTCTGGCTATTGAGCGCGACCGGTCGAAGTCTTATTTAGTGCGTGAGGCCTTAAGAGCTTATCTAGATAAGTACTTTAGAGACTACCGTGACAAGCACATCAGAGAGAGCATCAAGAAAGGTAAAGACGATGATTAACAAGGTGACCCTTATAGGTCATATCGGGATGGACGCGGAGATCATGACCACATCATCAGGGTCAAGGTTTGCCAAGTTCACACTCGCGACTAATGAAAGATACACTAACCCTCAGGGCCAGTGGCAAGAGTCCACAGAGTGGCACACCATTAAGGTATGGGGACCACAGGCTGACAAGTGTGTGGAGAAGTGTAAAAAGGGCAAGCGTACATATATAGAGGGCAAGCTCAACAGCTATAAGGCTCAGGATGATAGACGACTCTGGGAGGTGCGGTGCTACTTCTGGCGAATCTTAGACCGTGATGAGCGTGAGCAGATGCAGGCGCCTCAACAGCCTCAACAGCCTCAACAGCCTCACCAGTCATTTCAACCACAATACCATACCTATGGAGTAACTACTCCAGCGCCAAGCTGGAACACACCTATTAAATAATGTAAGCCCCATTAAGGGGAGAAGAGAGAGAGATAATGAACAGCTTAAAAGTTTATCGACCAGAGCGTGGGGTATATCTTGTTGACCCAAATGATCCAGAGCCATATAAGGTCCGAGGTAAAGCCGTTGGGAATGCTTTTGAGAATTATATTTTCGATATGTTCTCCGAGCTAGAATACTGCAAGTCAACACAATCTTTTGGAAAAAAGGCGAGAACTACATCCGATATTGTAGCTCTGCATAATGTGCATATTGAGGTGAAGTCACATAGGGCTTTAGACGGTATCTTCAATCCGGTTAACGATGCCGAAAAGGTTCCAGGGCTTAAAACTCAAATACCTAGAATGAGAAACGCGACAGACACGTTCATGGTCATTGTAGGGGTCTATGAAGACCCAGTGCTCACTGTATCAAGCTTGGTTGAGACTGAAAAGAACACTATGCAGTATCAAAGTCAGCCTGAAGTAATCTCTTACTTTGAAGAGCAGTACACCATGTATGTGTACATGGAGCATAAAGACGCTGGGTGCTGGGCAAAATTGCCAAGAACTGGCTTGCCCATCTGGGAGGCTATCGATGTGACTGCAAGTCCTAAGAAGAGTTTAAAGCAGAGGATAATGACTCACCTTTCAGTAAGAAGTGAACTTAAGGAGACTGCCAGCGCTCAAAAAGCATCAACTTACACTCAAGAGAATTATCCTTTTCTTCAGTTTGAGACTCCTGAAGAAGATAAGACAGAATCCCTTGCAGCTTCTAATATGTTTGAAGCTATTAGCACTTATATGATCACCTTGGTTGACAATCAATCAGCTACTGATAGGTCAGAGCTCGAAGACGCTGTCGCTATGGTTAAATCAGCGATGATGGCTGATCTTTCAAAAGTAAAAGACGTTGTTGAAGCACAGGGTTATCGAGTAAATGAACTTAGTATTGCTCAAGTAAATGCTAAGTTATCTATCAGAGGTCTTGAGCGTGATTTAAATGACTTAGGAAGTGTGCAGAGTGACGATGTGGCCGCCTTGAAGCGCAGAATCTCCACACTTGAAGAGAAGGTCAAACAGTCAAAGTTTGAGCTAGAACAAGCAAGGCAGAACGCTACCTGCTTAGGTAACAACCTGAATGGCTGCCTAGAGTCATATAATGAACTGGAGTCAGCATTCCAAGCATCAACCATAGCTCATGACGCTGCAATAAGGTATTTATATGATCAACTAGGCGTAGATATTGAAGAGGCATTCAGTGATGAAGGCTAAGTCAACGAGAGAAGACCTACTGACCGCTTTAAGAGATGGGCTCAGTGTTGATGAAGCTTGCAAGCGTGCTGGTATCAGTAAGTCCACATACTATAGATGGTTAAGGATAAGCGGTGATGATGGCGCGTGGGCTTACCAAGTTAATAGCGCTTTGCTTGAGGGACGCATCTCAGAGGCAAGAACTAACGCCTTAAAACATGCCGGTGATAACTCTCTTTATACATTAAACCGTAAATCAAAGATGATGCATGTTGAGGGTGTGACCTGGGCTAATGTGAGGAATGCTTACGAAGACCTCATGTCTAACAAGGTTAATAAGTACTCATACCATTTATGTCGAGCTATAGTAGACCACCATAACCGATACTTAGACCACCTGATAAAAGGGCCTCCTGACCACTTGAAACAGCTTGATATGTTTAAGCCTAACCTTGAAGAGTCGCATGACTTTTACGCAAGTACTCTGCTCTCACATATTGCGCTGCATACTTTAGTCACTGACTTTATCCAAGATATGGAAGAGGCTGAAGAGTTCTATCGTCATTATGAAAAGAAGGACCATGACCCACATGAGATCATTCACATGATTATTAACATCTTCCAATATTGTTGTCTTTGGACAGACACACGCCCTAATCTTATAGGGGTCTTTGATTACACTGGCTTCAGAGAATGCTTAAAGGAGTTTAAAGGTTTAGACGTGAGTAACCTAATAGATGAACTCGCTCAAATGGAGCTCTATGTGATCAGTGAGGATACTCATTGATGAACGATTTAAACTCACTGACGCGCACGCGCACACGCGACACTATCCGCATCCTTGAAGAGCTCAAGCGTCTCCTCATCTTGGCTGAGAGTGATCCACTCTCTAGTCAGTCTAGAGCCCTCTATGATAATGTAGAAAGCACCTTAAGAGAGGCTCATAGACTGCAGAGGAGAGAGCATGAGCACAGACGCAGAGATAGCAAGGATCAGGAGAAGCGCTGAGACTCCAGAGCAGAGAGAGAAGCGTCTAGCATATCAGAGAGAGTATGCTAAACGCAGACGAGCACAGGAGACACCAGAGCAACGTGATGAGCGTCTAGCCTACCAACGCGCAGCCAACAGGAAGCATAGACATGGCCGGCAAACGTAAGAAGACACAGCGACAGCGTGACCAGCTGCTAGCCAACCTCAGAGAAGGTATGACGATTGAGGCGGCATGTGCTCAGTCTGGTATCAGCAAGGGCTCATACTATTTATGGCTTAAGAAGAGTGGAGAGGATGGTGAGTGGTCTAAGGAGGTAGACGCTGCCATCACATTTAGTGAGGCTGTGATCCTCGATAAGATCAAGCGTGCCTCAGAACTTAAAGAAGACTGGCGTGGGTGGGCGTGGATCTTGGAGCGTAGATTCCCCCAGAGATGGGGAGCCAAGCGAGAAGTTGAGGTCAACGTCAATAATCCTCATCAACAGTCTGATGAGATGTTCGCCGCGATGGTCGAGCAGTCAAACCAAGCCTATGCCAGAGGACTAGACACAACCACAGAAGAGGAGAGTGATGATGAAGGTGAGGGTTAAGTTAAAGCGTTCATGGTCAGTGGAGCCCTCCAGAGAGCGCGTGTACTATCGTGTCGAGGGTCTCTACCATAAGGTGTGTGAGGAGGACCGTTCTGATGATTGGGTCATCTGCTACTATGACAGTCTAGACGTGGATCAAGGGACCATCGTCAACGTGATTCAAATAGATGTGCTAGGTCAGGAGCGCCACACCAAATACTCTGCAACCTCTGAGGGTTTGGTCTTTGTCGCTTGAGCTGAATCCCCTCCAACAAGATATCATTGGGGCGATACGCAGAGAGGACCGAATCATATCTGCTCGATGTGGATGGGGATCAGGGAAGACATCAGCGCTAGTGTTTAGCCTTCTCTTCATAGCTAAATGGAGAGCCGGCAGGAGCTCCCTGCTTGTCACTGATACAAACCCACGCTATAACTCTGTACTACTGCCTGAGATGGAAAAGTGGCTCTCTCCTCTTGGGTGGACCTATAACCACACCTTGAGACAATGGGCA